GCCAACCTAATGGCCACGTTAGATAAAGAGTACCTGTTGGGCTTGAGAAATCAAGCGCTTGAACAACGGCAAAGGTATTTTGAACTTGCCCAACAGGCCAATGGAGCGATAGCAATGGTGGATGTTTTGTTGACTGAATTAGAGCGTCAAGATCCGCCTGAAGCAGAAAAGGGAACGCAATGAGCTACAGTAATCTAAGTGCGGTCACAAAGACCGGAGACGACGATGCAATCGCTGGGCGAACTCGTGTAGCCGCTATTTACTACACTTGTGGCAGCACAGCATCGTCTTTTCAGTTAAAAAATGGAGCTACAACTGCTGCAACTACACTTGTAGACATCAAAACCCCCGCCTCCGCTGGCGCTTACGACATTATTTTCCCTGATATGGGGGTGTTGTTTGACGAAGGGGTTTTTATTGAGTTTGCAGACGCAAACGTAGTCAGCGTCACGTTGTTCTTCTACGGTGGAGCAGCAGTTTAATGGCTTCTAAGGGCATGGGCATCAAGACTTCTGTAAAGTCGGGCAACTTTCGCCCGACTAAGCAGGGTGCTGGCATGACCAAAAAAGGCGTTGCGGCATATCGCAAAGCCAATCCTGGAAGCAAATTACAGACTGCGGTGACAGAAGATAATCCAACAGGTAAGCGCGCATCACGGCGTAAGTCGTATTGCGCACGCTCTTTGGGACAGATGAAAAAGTTTCCAGAGGCAGCAAAAGATCCTAACAGCCGCATTCGGCAGGCTAGGAAACGGTGGAAATGCTAGTGGAAATGATGCTTTGGAACACGTTGCTAACGGCTCTGATAGGTGTTTTGGCCTACATAGGTCATGAGAAGATATCTGAACTACAGCGTCTTAGCATTTTGATTAACCGAACTAGAGAAGAGGTGGCCCGTGATAACGTCACTCAAGCAGAAATGGATAAGTTTGTTGAGCACATTGACCAGCGCTTTAACAAGCTTGAAGCAAAAATTGATGCGCTTATGCAAAAAGGCTAAATAATCATGGCTGCTAAACCCGGTCTTTATGCCAATATCAACGCTAAAAGAAAACGTATCGCTTTGGGTTCTGGTGAAAAGATGCGTAAGCCGGGGACTAAAGGCGCCCCGACCGCTAAGGCTTTTATACAGTCTGCCAAAACGGCGAAGAAAGGAAAGAAGTCATGAAGGGCGTAATAAAGAAACTTATGGAGCAGGGCCTTATTAAAGAGGTAGAAGAGAATAAAAAAGCATCATCTTCTGCTGGCCGCAAAGATAATATGGCCGGCATGGCCATTGAAGCTAAAAAAGGTGGAATGATGAACAAATTAAAGATGGTCACGAAGGGCGGCAAAAAGGTTCCTGCATTTGCTGCAGATGGTGTTGGTAAGATGAAAAAGGGCGGAATGGCTGACAAAGCAGGCCGCGCAATGAAGAAAACTTCGGCCGATGCAAAAGGCCGTGCAATGAAGAAAGGGAAATAATCATGGCTGGACGCGGAATGGGATGTGCTACACGGGGTGGCGGTGCAGTTGAAAGCGGCCCTAAGAATCGTATGATTTCAGAAACCAGCAAGAAAACTGGTCCTGTTATGATGAAAGATGGCGGTGCCATTAACCAGCATAAAATGATGGCTATGGGTAAAAAGCCTAAGAAAATGATGGGTGGCGGCATGATGAAGGGCTACAAAATGGGCGGAAGCGCCTGTAAGTAATGGCGACCTCAGGGACGACCACGTTTGACCTCCAGATCGATGACCTGATCGAGGAGGCTTTTGAGCGTTGTGGTATGCGGATGACCACCGGTTATCAGCTCACAACGGGTCGTCGCTCGCTTAATCTTTTGTTTTTAGATTGGGCAAACAGAGGCCTAAACCTCTGGACAATTGAGGAAGCTGTCTTCCCCTTAACGGGTACAGCAGAAATCACCCTGGCTTCAGACACGGTTAACGTCTTGTCTGCGGTCATTCGTGACAATACGCAAAGCCCTTCGGTAGATATCAGCCTAGAGCGCATTAGCCGTGAAGAGTACTTAAACGTTCCTGACAAACAAACCGGTGCTCGCCCTGCACAGTACTATGTGCAAAGAGCAAATGTGTTTAAGGTGTTTTTGTACCCAAGACCAAATGCGGCATACTCGTTTGTGTACTACCGCATTCGTCGAATTCAAGACGCAGGTGACTACACAAACACTGGAGACGTCAATTTCCGGTTCTTGCCTTGTTTAGCCTCTGGTTTGGCTTTCATGTTGTCTTTAAAGTTTGCTCCAGATCGTACTGCAGCATTGAAACAGATTTATGAAGAGGACTTTACACGAGCAGCGCTGGAGGACAGAGATACAGCCAGCGTGTCGTTTATTCCAGACCTAGGGGTGTGATGTGTCCTATGCAAGCGGCAAATTTTCCTTCGGCTTGTGCGACTATTGCGGACAACGTTATCCCTATAACGTACTACGTAAAAACTGGCGTGGATTTAAAGTCTGCCCAGACGACTACGAGCCAAAAGAGCCTCAACTTGAGCCCCTTAAATACAGGGGAGACGCTATTGCTCTGTTGGAGCCCCGCCCTGACCGTGTGGAACCAGTGGATGTGTACGTTGGTCAACCAGGCTACACATATTTTCAAAGTATTGGAAGCGCTAACAACACCACTAATATGCAGCCCTATCCGGGGCAAACAAGCGTTTACGGTGTTGGGCAAATCGGAATAGTTACGGTGACGATATCATGACCTACGACGAATTAGTAACAAACATCCGTAACTACACCGAAGTGGACGCAAACGTGTTCACCAATGCGGTCATCAACACCTTTATCTTGATGACGGAAAACCGCATTCTTCGCGACATAGACCTGGATGTATTCAAGTTAGAAGTTACGGGCAACCTGACTGCTAGCAACAAGTTCTTGACCGCTCCAAGCGATATTTTGACTCATCGCTATATGATGATTACTTCAGGAACGAATCAGATATTCTTAGATTTTCGAGACACCTCTTTTATGAAAGAGTACTGGGCAAACGGGGCGCAGACAGGTATTCCTAAGTATTACTCGGTCTGGGACCAAAATACATTTTATGTGGCGCCTACACCAACGTCTTCTTATGCTGTAGAGCTTGGGTATATCTACAAGCCGGCGCAGCTGTCTTCTACTAACACAACAACCTGGGTAAGTCTCAACGCCCCTGAGGCATTGCTTTATGGCTGCCTAGTCCAGGCCTACAGCTACACCAAGGGCCCGGAGAACATGATTTCTTTCTTCAATAATTCCTACAAAGAAGCAATACAAGGCCTTGGAATCGAGCAGCAGGGACGCCGCCGACGCGACGAGTACAGAGACGGTATGATTCGTATCCCTGTCAAATCAGAAAGTCCAGGTCCATGACGAGTGTTCCAAACCTAGAAGGAAAACGTATTGCCATAGTGGCGATGGGAAAAAGCCACGGCCAGTTTATCTTGGCCAAAACCCATTCAATTCATTTTGACGAAGTCTGGGCAATCAACTCCATGGCTGGGGTGATTTTCCACGACCGTGTGTTCATGATGGATCCATCAAGCCGCTTTTTAGACAGCGACGATTCTGGCACCCAGACCGGAATTATGGCCAAAGTACTCAAGGAGCACAAAGGACCAATCTACACCTGTGAGCTCGATGAGCGCTGCCCAGGACTAGTAGAGTTTCCGCTGGAAGAGGTTATGAATGCCTGCCAGACTGGGTACTTCAACAATACGGTGGCGTACGCCATAGGTTTTGCGATTGCAGCAAAAGTGGGCGAGATCCACCTTTATGGCATCGATTTTTCATACAAGGGATACGTCCATTTTGCCGAGGCCGGAAGAGCCAATTGCGAGTTTTTACTGTCTGTAGCGATTACTCGTGGCATTAAAATAGGGATTGCACAGGATTCTTCACTTTTGGACACGAACGAGCCCGTCCAAAGCAAGCTTTACGGATACCACCGGCTGGCTGAACCCCTGGTAGTAGGGCTTGAAGAAGGTCGTTTTGTGGCTAAAAAGTATTCGGAAGTCAAGGATTCCTTGCCTACGAATGACCCAATGCTGCCACCAGAAGCCTTGAGGACTTGATATGTTTCAATTACATGCCGGAAAGCTGGCCGATCCAATCGTTAAAACCAGTGACTTTGGCGGCCTTTCGTGCGAAGATCTAGCAGAACTCTGCGCAGATAAAATTATTAGCGTGGCCGATAACGCTCCTCCGGCCATTCGTGAACAGGCTAAGTTCTTCCGGGAGCGCGTTCAAAAAGCAGTCTTTGAACATCTCAAACAAGCCAAGCGGGC